TCTGCCAGCCATATGAATGTATCCATGCTGGCAATCAGCTCTCCATCGCGGACTTTGCAGACACCTGTTACCTGGCCATTTTCAATAGTCATAACGATCTGCACTTTTTCGTGCACAACAGATACAGGGGATAAATTAGCCATCAGTTAATTCCTCCGCTGATATATTTTTCTTTCGCGTAATCAATAACCTCTTGTAAAAGGTTGTCTATAATTAACTTTCCGGTTTCAGCCTGGTATTCAGTATGTTGATTAATCCCGATAGCATTCTGGTATGCAGTGCGGATTTCGGTTTCACCCTCCACTCGGCCCAATTCACCACGGGTAATACCTTCAAAGCGTAACAGCAACTGGTTTATAAACTGTTCAGTTATTTCTATGGTCGTAATGTTCCCATCCAGAAGGTCAACAATAAGCAGATTACCACCTGTTTTACGTTTTATTCGATGGAGTGCCGCAACAGCTATACGGCGACGATATGTATTAATGGGTTCATGTGTCATTTGTTATTTCCCGTATGCTTTACGCAGAAATAAGCAGGCAATATGCATGTAATTTTCACCGTATTGTGCAATAAGGCAGGCGGTCTTGTGTGATGCCATATTCTTTATAAAAGTCATAATAAAGCCTCCTGTGGATTAAGGGTGTGATAATCCCCGGCGATAAAACCGTGATAAACGTTCATGGCATATTTGTTGTTATTGCGCTAATTCTTTTTCAACAGCGGCTTTTGCATATTCACATGCAAAATTCAGAATTTCACTGCCAAGTGTTTTTGTTTCGTTATTACTGGACGTATGTAACACCTGTGTTGCATGCAATAAATGATAAACATTTACCGCAAATGAATCAGGCTCCAGACAAATGCCTTCATAATCATCTTGCTGTGAGGTTGTTTCTGTCATTGCTCCTGAAGTACATGCGAGCCTGTTTTTGACAATTCTCTTTCCTCTAATCACTATATCGGCAACATCTATTGCCTTTACAACCTCCGGGAGAAGTTCCTGGTTTGTATAATCAAAGTTATCAACATGGAGAACAGTTATGTTTTCGAACTTTTTCATGGCTTCCTCAGCTGACTTATATGTTCTGCTATATAGCGAGTCTCAGAAGTGTTTTCATATTGAGACTGTTTCCGCAATGATTGATAAAAATGTTCGCATGTACCTTGAGGGGCGAAGCGGCGATTATGTCACCATTGGTATTGGTTCTTCCGTAGAAGAGCTTCGCGAGATAAGGGGCAAACTTATTGAGATGCGTCATGGTGTTGCTGCTCCTCACTTTTTGGTTGCTCCGGAGGAGTAACCTCACCAGTTAATAGCCACATCGGATCGCAGCCAAGAATATTTGCCAGTGGGATAAGCATACTGATAGTTGGTTCATACTCTCCGCTCTCCCACTGGATGATAATTTCTTCATCGAGATCGAGCAGCCTGGCGAGTTCGGCGGTTGTTAAGCCGCAGGCTTCGCGTTGGGTGCGAAGGTTAACCAGCCAGCTTTCAGGGAAGGATTGTTTTTGTTGTGCAGGAGAAGCCGCAGATAGAGCATATTCATGGATAAATTCCATTACCTCAATGCCCAGTTCCTTTGAGCGAGCACAATCCAGAAGATGGAATGTGCGTACAGCACTTAGCAAATTTGCAATATTTAATGCAAAGGAATCAAGTTCTAAGCCCTTAAGCGTAACACAGCCGCAGTTGATAAAATTAGTTGTTTCTGGAGTTGCTTTTAGTGTCTTCATATATCCGCCAACAATTTTAAATTGAACTTAATCAAGTTATAATTGATGGTGCGATATTATGCTTTGAGAAATAGGGTGTCAAGAAAAAATTGATATCGTGTGTTTTAGGCAGAAAAAAAACGGGCAAAGCCCGTTAAAATCAAAGACTAACCAAATCTGTTTATGTTGAATGGTACTGATGAGATCACTTTAGACTGGATATAAAGCAGAGCTAACCCCTCTTTTTCGATGCTCCATGGTTGATAATTGGGGTTATCAGATAACACCATGATTTTGCTTCCAATTTTTTGAAGCCTTTTCACGTAGCATTCTCCATCAAAACAAAATGCATAAATACCATCGCCATCAAAATAAGTTACTGTCTTATCAAGAAAAAGAAGGTCACCAGGTGAGATTGTGGGAGCCATACTGTCTCCTCTGGCGTTACCTATTTCTATATTTTTGAATGCCCGATTTCCAACAAGACGTCGGGCATATTCAGGATCAAGTTCTATTGAGCGCACTACATCTATCAAGTCACCACGGACATGAGTTCCATCACCGCAACTAAACTCAACATCAAGGACATTAAACACGACGCTATCTGTTCTTGTCTGGTGTTTCTCTTGCGAGGAAAAGGTTGGTGAGGAGTCTTCACCTAAGAACCAGGATTGTGGATAACCGCTAATCTCTGATAAATGCGCGAGCTTATCACTCCGTGGAAATGTTTTTCCTGTTGTCCAGTACTGCACTGATTGCGCACTCACACCTAACTTGCGGGCCAGTTGAGCCTGAGTCCATCCTTTTGCTTTCAGCATCGCGGCTATTCGATTTTCCGTGTTTTTGACGTTCTTCATGACCAAATCCTGTGGGTTTCTTTACAAGGATAAATCTTTACTTGATTTTAGTGTATTCGATCCTTTTGCAACTTGCATGTTAATTTAAACTTGATGTATTCTTGATTCATAAAGTTAATATTGGTGCTTTGTTATGAAAGGAAATGATTACGACAAACTTCGTGCATTAATTGCGCAAAATGCCATAGCGCGAAATCTGGGTGTGACACCGCAAGCGGTGAATCAGTGGTTTTCAAAAAGCACAATTCCTGCCCGTTTCGTTTTACGCGTATGTGAAGTAGTTGCATGGAAGGTCACGCCGCATGGCTTAAGGCCAGATCTTTATCCTCACCCTGAAGATGGAATTCCTGATTCGTTACGCAAAAACTCAAAATCCAAGCTTAGCGCACACAGAGGATGAGAAGTGATGGTGGTGATATGAGCGAAAAAATAACTATTAAATACGATGGGGCAACCATTTCGATTGCCCCAATCACATTAGCGTTCGCTGAGAAGTTGTTGGTAAGCCTTAAAGGATGCGAACTGCATTCTACCTTTGGCATTGAGTCCAATGCCTTCGCTTGTACACCAGGTGATGAACTCGGTTGTATCCGCTTCAACTTTAATAACTCGTTGCCCGCTTCTTTCGACACGCTTAATCAATTTTTCAGCGTCGTGTTTCCACTCGGTGTAACTGTCGGAGAGCACATCTGCATCAGTAAAAATCTTTTTGAACTCATGATACTGAATAGCATCGCGAAACCAGAATAAACCAACGGCCTGAACTTTCATGTCGAACCTCCTTTGGTTCTTTTGTTTATAGGGATCAAAAGGATAACTGAAGGATGGTTCGGCACCAACAAGTACGAATGTGCGGAATCTTAAAAGAATTTATCCGTAAGGAGATGGCAGTGAACACCGCAATTTTTAACGACAAAGTATCCATGACCAGCGTTGAAATCGCAGAGTTGGTGGGTAAACGTCATGACAATGTGAAACGCACTATTGAAACATTAGCCAAAGGTGGCGTTGTCCGGTCTCCTCAAATTGAGGTTTCCGAAAGAATCAATAACTTAGGTTTTAAAGTTCAATATGAGCATTACCTGTTTGAAGGAGAGCAAGGTAAGCGCGACAGTATCATTGTCGTCGCACAGCTCTGTCCTGAATTTACTGCTCGCCTGGTAGATCGCTGGCGCGAACTGGAAGAACAGATCCGTAAGCCAATGAGCGAAATCGAAATGGTTGCCGCGATGGCTCTTGAAGCAGTTCGTCAGCAAAAACGCCTCGACAAGATGGAAGAAAAAGTCAGCCATGTTGCCGAAACAGTTGAGCAAATCAAAAAGGGTACCATTCGTGAGGGCTATGCCGGATATCGCCAGCTGAAAGCAAAAACCGGTATGTCAGATGCGAAATGTCGCAATCTGGTGAACGCATATCAGATCCCTACCGATACCCATGAATTTATGACGCCGGATGGATTGTTATCTCGTCGCGCGATTGTTGCTGTGGAACCGTTTATGGCTGCTTTTTATCGGGTTATGGAGGAAGCAGAACCGCGAGGGACTCGCTGGTATCACCCGAAAATGGGGTTATTTCAGGTTATTGGTTGGCAGAAATAAGAAAGGCCGGCAGAGAAAACCGGCCAGTCGGGTTTATCGTCGGAGATATTACGTGAAAAACAATATCAAAGTTTTCGATTTTAAATCAAGCACTGGTGAATTGTTGTCATCAGTTCGTAGTGTGGTCATTGATTCAACACCATGGTTTTTTGCCGTGGATATATGTAACGCGCTGGGGCTGACAAATACTGCTATCTCCCTTCAGTCCATCGATGATGAAGATAAAACCGAATATAAGGATTACTTAGGTTCGGGACGTAAGCCTTTGCTGGTCAATGAATCCGGGCTCTATGCGCTGATTATCAAAAGTCGAAAAAAACAGGCAAGACGTTTTAAACGGTGGATTACATCGGAGGTAATTCCCTCAATTCGTAAAACGGGGAATTACTGTCTTACCACAATGGCATCCCTACCAGATTTTAGCGATCCGGCTGCTGCTGCCCGTGCCTGGGCGGACGAATATGAGGCTAAAAACAGAGCAATTAGTTACGTTCATCGTCAGGCCCAATACATCGAACATCTGGAAAATTTATTCCAGCCTGGCATGACACCGGTTCAGTTCTGCAAGCAACTTAATGGAGTAAATGTTCAGCGCATCACAGCATTTCTGGAGGCTCACAACTGGCTTTATGACGAGCGTCCTGAATCGCGAAGCCCCGCATGGCGTGTAAAGGCATATGCCCGAGATCTGTATCTGACCGAACGTCACCACTATATCGATTCAGGTTATGAAGAAGGGTTTTATTCGTACACACCAGTTCTTCTCCAGAAAGGGGCGGTCTGGATTTATCGCCAGTATCTTAGAGGTGCATTACCCATGAAGAGAAACTGGAATGGCGAATTTACTCACGATAAAGAACTGGCGGGTGCTGCATGATTGTTCTCCAAGATATTGATTCTGCAATTTCGGGACGTTACACTGTCTCTGCCCCTTATAAAGCGGGGGCCGGGATTGGAACCCCGGAATTGATCGAGGCGATATACGACGCGCCAGCGTCTTTTTTATCGTCCGCGCTCACGCACGCCAGAATTATGGTGGGCTGGGCAGGGGAGCCGAAAGGCTCGCCGGTTTCCTTGATCGCCGGTAGTTCCAACCCTGTTCAGTCCGCCACCAGCGAGCTTGGAACCTCCGGTGGTGGAAGTTTTTCACCGATCAAGGAGGCTGCCATCATGGCTACGATCCCAGTTTCCCCATTCCTCAAAATCGAAGTCGTCAACGGCAAGGCCGTTATTTTCTCTTTGCATGTAGCCTGCCATTTCAAGCGCATGCACCAGAACATCGTCGACAAAATCGAGTATCTGAACTGCTCGCGCGAATTTTTTACCCGCAATTTCATACCGGGTACTTACCACATCTATGACGACTCTCTGCGTGGTTATTACATCACCCTTGATGGTCTGATGCTGCTTCAGCTTGGGTTAAGTCTGCGCACAATGCGGTACTACGAGAGTTGCATTGAAGCGTTCCATGAGGCTGAAACCGTCCAGGTGCATTCCGCTTTCCGTCGTCATCAACGGGAGGTGCACCTATGATCCGCTACCTGAATATTGATTCTGCAATTTCGGGACGTTACACTGTCTCCGCACCTTATAAAGCGGGTGCCGGGATTTGCACCCCGGAATTGTCAACGGCGATATACGACGCGCCAGCGTCTTTTTTATCGTCCGCGCTCACGCACGCCAGAATTATGGTGGGCTGGGCAGGGGAGCCGAAAGGCTCGCCGGTCTCCGTTGACGCCGGTAGTGCAAACCCTGTTCAGTCCGCCACCAGCGAGATTTGCACCTCCGGTGGTGGAAGTTTTCCACAGTCAACGGAGGCTGCCATCATGGCTACAGTCCCAACCCACTCATTCCTCAAAATTGAGACCGTCAACGGCAAGGCCGTTATTTTCTCTTTGCATGTGGCCTGCCACTTTAAGCGCATGCACCAGAACATCGTCGACAAAATCGAGTATCTGAACTGCTCGCGCGAATTTTTTACCCGCAATTTCATACCGGGTACTTACCACATCTATGACGACTCTCTGCGTGGTTATTACATCACCCTTGATGGTCTGATGCTGCTTCAGCTTGGGTTAAGTCTGCGCACAATGCGGTACTACGAGAGTTGCATTGAAGCGTTCCATGAGGCTGAAACCGTCCAGGTGCATTCCGCTTTCCGTCGTCATCAACGGGAGGTGCACCTATGATCCGCTACCTGAATATTGATTCTGCAATTCCGGGACGTTACACTGTCTCTGCACCTTATAAAGCGGGTGCCGGGATTGGCGTCCTGAAATTCAATATAGAGCATAACCGCGCTCATGCGGTTTTTTCGTGTCATGAGCATTGCTACGCCCAAATTATGGTGGGGCGTGCAGGGGCATCGCAAGATGCGCCGGGTTCTATGTTGACCGGTTACGCCAACCCTGTACGTCTCACCACCTCTGTGATTGGCGTCCCATGTGGTGAGTTCTTTGAATTCAACATAGGGGCTGTCACCATGACTACTCTCCCAACCCTCTCTCAACCTGAAATTGCCATCGTTGATGGTCAGGCTGTTACTTCATCCCTGGCTGTTGCCAACTTCTTCTCTAAACGTCATGACGATGTTCTGAAAAAGATCCGCATTTTGGATTGTTCTCCAGAGTTTTGTGCCCGCAATTTTGCGGAGACATCAATTTTGGTACGCCAGCCCAACGGCGGTACTCGCAAACTTCCCTGCTACCAAATCACCCGCGACGGCTTCGCCTTCCTTGCTATGGGCTTCACTGGTAAACGTGCCGCCCGGTTCAAAGAGGCATACATCAATGCCTTTAACCAGATGGAGAGGAGCTTATCAGGAGCTGGTGCGGCTGACATGTCATCTGTCGCACAAAACGCCAGAGGCGTATACCTGCATTTGCGTGAAATCCATCAAATCTGGACAAGCCAGCTTTACCCAATGCTTAAGGCCGTTGAATCTCCGCTGGCTGGCAAACTGTACGACCGTGTAGGTGATGCTGTTTTTGGTGCTGCACTTGTTGATTCCAGGCTGAATGGTTCTGACAAGGAGGTGCGCCCATGATCCGCCACATCGTTAATTTCCTGTATCACCGATACAACCATTGCCCCCGTGTGGGGCAGTGGTTCACCACCAGCAACGGCTACGTTCTGCGGGTTTGCCTGGTCAGTACCGAAAGCCAGAAGGTTGTCTGCCAGGTTCAGGGACGTACTCATACCCTGAGTTATCCGCTGGTGGCGTTTCAGTCCGGAAAAATGTTTAAACGCCTGGGAGGTGGCTATGCGTCCGTCTGATCTTCTGCTCGATTTTGGACATCCGGTTGCTTATTACCCTGGGCTCGTTAAATACATGGGAAGTCCGCACGCTGTTATTTTCTTTGGTCAGATTTTTTACTGGCAGGATAAAGCACATGCAGCGGAAGGCGTACATAAAACGCGTGAAGAGATACAACACGAAACCGGACTTACATTTGAACAACAGGCTGTAGCGCGTAAGCATCTTGTGTCCAGAGGCATTTTGGTTGAAACCAACAAGCGTCTTGAGCACAAAATGTTCTACCGTATAGATTGTGAGCGCCTTAATGAAATTATCAATGAAAACAATCAGTTTTCCCGAAATGGGGAAACCCGTTTTCGGGAAACTGTAAAACCCAATTTCGCGGAGGAGGGAAAGCCTTCACCGCGGACACGGGAAACCCCTCGCCGCGGAGAAGGGAAAACCAATTTCGATCTTACAGAGAATACAACAGAGATTACTTCAGAGAATACTACAGAGAGTAAAAACACTATTGGCGCATCCGCTGACGCGTCTGCACCAGCGCGTTCTTCCCGACAGGAATA